ATTGAGATTCTATAATATTTACAAATTTACTACCTCTATGAAAAGACCAACCAGAACTTCCATACTTACCGTAAAGCATATTTGCTCCTTCTATAGATGACTTAATCCAATCATCACCTAAATTATTAGTCATACTTTCAAAAATTTCATCAACATCTATACCCTTAGAAGCTTTTTTAAAATTATCTAATGATATATCAGTAGAATCTATATTACCTTTTTTTACATTAAAAGCAAGAGATGCATATAAACACTGCGAGCACTCAGCAAGTTTAGTTTGAGCAGACCCGGCACCAGATCCCCCGCCGGACAGTGGTTTAAAAATGATGATCCCTCGCGACTGTTTTAATTGTACTACAGTAGCAGGAAAGGTAGAAGATCCTACAACTTCTCTTCCAATTTCCCTAGAAGAAAATCCATTTTTCTTCAGAGAAGATTCTACAGAACTTTGGGTATCACTTCTATTTTTACTTTTAACAACTATAGTAACTTGTTTTTTATTTCCAACCTTTACTGAAGTGTGATCATATTCTTTAAAGGAAGTAACAAATGCTACTATCTGTTCTCCGTAATTCATTAAAAAAGAGGGGAGTACTATCCCCTCTATTTATTACACATCTCCTTGTCTACGGTTCTCTGACTGGTGAACATCAAACTCTCCACCAGGATATCGTGCTTTGAGTTTATCTACATTCATCTCAATCACTTCATCAAGAGAAACATTAAGACCCATACATGCTTGTGCAACATACCACATGATGTCACCAAGTTCTCGTTTCAGATGAAACATGTTATCTTCGTTGACTGGTTTACCCTGAAAGATAATCTTCTTTACAACTTCAGTAAACTCACCTGCTTCGGCAGACATCCCTACAGCAGCAGTCAGAAGTCGATGTGTTTCAAATCCTTCTCCACGAAGTTCTTGGATACGGTATTCAAAAGCATCAGCATTTTTACTTTGATCGGATGTGACGGCATTCACAAACTCAAGGTATGCATCAGTGTTTACTTTCTTACTTGGTTCATTCACAGGAACGTTTTCTAGTGTGGCACCAGTGTCTGGATCAAAAAGATTAATTGTTTGTGTCATACTTTAAAACCTTCAAAACTACGGAATTTTTTATCTAACCGATCAGTGTAATCTTCTTCCTGACCAGAATCAACAATGTTCATTTGAGCACTGTCCTCTAAATTATACAACTTCATCTTGGATCTGTCAATACCAATCACAAATCTTTTATTGATTGCACCATCATTATATCTGTTCTTAAGTTGTTTCACCATAATTTGATTCATCTCCTCAAGTTCTTCTGTAGAAATAAGAGCAAACATGAGATCAGCAGTTGCAGGTAGACCAAACGATTCACTAGTATCAGTAATATCTACATCAGAACTACCATAACCAGAACGAGTAGTCTGAGTTGCAGATACAATTGGTACATCATATTCAACAGCAAGACCCCTAAGTTCCTCAGCAATTGCTTTTACAAATGTATATGAATTAACGATACTACCTTTGAATCGACTCGAAGAACAAATATTCAAATAATCAATAAAAATAATATCAGGAGAAAAACTTTTCTTTAATGAAAGTTCATTAAGAAGACTCTTGAAATGTCCTTCATGAGCACTCGCAGTAGGATACTCTTTAATGATAAGTCGTCCTTGAGTTTTCTTCAACAACTTATTAACCTTGGTATCATACATTGGTTTGGGAAGATCAACCAAAGTTTTAATATCTAAGTTGAATAGATTTGCATCAATACGTTCTGCAATTCTTTCTTCTGCCATCTCTAGTGTAATATATAAAACATTTTGTCCTTGTAGCAAACATGCAGCTGCATGATGACACATGAAAAGTGACTTACCTACACCAGTTCCTGCAAGAGCAATATTTAAAGTTTTGCGTGGGAGACCACCCTTGGTGATCTTATTAAACATATCAAGATCAAATTCAATCCTGTCCTCCTTGCGATGATAAAACTCATATCGAGCATCTGCATCATCAAAATAATCATGACCCACATGATCATCAAAAGATACACTTAGAGCTTCAGAAAGAATGCTGGGAATTGCGTCACGATTTTTAGTTTTATCATTACCATCTGAAATCTTAATAGATTCCATCAGAGCGAGATAGACAGCACGTTCTTTACACCACTTCTCTGTAGTATCTATCAACCAGTTCTCATCAGTCTTCTCTTCATTAAGTTCTTTAATACATTTTACACAATCATTAAATGTTTCTTCAGAAATATCACTACGATTTTGAACTTGAATCTCTAGGACTGATTGTGAGGGGGGATCATTATACTTTACTACAAAGTCGTTAATCTCTGTAAAAATAATTTTTTCAGCAAACACATCAAAATATGTATCCTTAATAAATGGAATTACTTTCCTCATATAATCTAGATCAAAGATAAGATTGGAAAGAATTTTATGTTCAAATTTCATACGTAGTGTAGATAAGTGCTTAACAAATACTTTTGATTGCTGATGGGTCTATGACCCCGATGAGGAAACATCCACAGGGGAGGAAACAAAACCATCGTACCAGTCTTTGGGTGAATTGTCAAATCGTCAAATTCAGTCTGGCCGCCCTCAGAAACATCATTCAGATACCAAAAGAAAGATAAAAATCTTCTAGCAGATTCATAATCAGTCACATCAACGTGAGTATCAAATCTATCATCATTATCAGTAAGATACCTTTTGATTCTAAACTGTTCAAAAGCATGTTTCTGTGGAAAACATCTTTTATCAACAAATTTATAATACTTATCTCTATGAGTAACTACGATTTTTATTAATTTATTATGTAAATTTTGTAACTGTGGTGACGTTGATTTTATATTCTGAGTCAGATTAAATTGAGAAAATTTTGGAGCACCATTATTATCAATAGATTCTATTTCAGAAGAAGACTCAAATGTTTTAATCAATAAGTCACATTCATTTTTACTAAGTACATTCTCATGCACTTGTAAAAGATCACTCAAATGAACCATAACTATATTCCTTTTTAGCGCATTCATCTAAAGCTTGCATAATATCTGGAGTAAAATACTTCTCTGGTTCAGACATTATTGTTTTACCATAGATCTTGGTTCCATTAATTTCATAACGCCCACCAGACTTAGTAAAGACACCATACTTTTCACCAAGTTCTAAAAGTCCATAGTACTTATCAAGTCCACGACTATCATAAAACAAACGAGTTTCAACTAAAGAATTTTCTTTTGTGAAACGTGACTTGTATGCTTTACACTTAACGATATTACCCACGATTTCAGTGCCATCTTTCTCTTTAGACTTTGATAGGTAGATAATCGTAGAAGCAGCGTACTTGAGTCCAGACCCTCCTCCCATCTCTTTCATGGGCATATAAGACCCCACAACATCATACGTATGGTTAGTGACCACCAGAGGGATGCCAGCGGTCCCCAATTTAAGGGAGAGAATTCTGAAGATAGACTTCACAATTTGAGCACGAGTCATATCACGGGTCTCCTTACCGTCCGTAGCGTCTTGAACTTCTTTTGTGGTGGAGAGCATTCCAAGACTATCCAGAACAAATAATAATGGAGGTCGGTTGGATTTCTTTATCTTCATATATTCATCTACAACCTTAATTGATTGTGTACGAAACTCTTGCACAGTAGTCACAGGAACAAGTCCGATGCGAGAAGTATCAATGTTTCTATCTTTCATCATGGATTTTGTAATTGCAGATTCAGACTCAAAATATATGACTTCACCATCAGGATTTTGTTCCAAGAAATATCTAACTATAGACAATGCAAAGAAAGTCTTTCCCGTACTAGATTCTCCGGCAAGAGCTGTAATTTTATTCGCAGGTAGTCCACCGTAAATACTACTACTCAGTAATGCATTAAAAATATAAGACCCAGTATCAATAAATTTATCACAGTCACCAGAAACAACACCGTCTTCAACAACGGATGCATACTCATTATCCAATTCGGAAATTACAGATTTAATAAAACTCATAAGTTACTCTTAATAAAAAACATTTTAACATTAAACGAAGAAAGATTCAAGTGAACCTCTTTTCTCCACATACCAACCAATTGCAGAACAAAATTTAGTTAGAGGTTCGAGAAAACTCTTCTCGAACTGTTGATCATAATCAATATACTTATCTAGTTTAAACTCATTGGGTAGAGTTTGAAAATAAGCAATTACATTTTCACCGATAGGGTTTGGTGTCTTCAGATAAAGAAACTTAATCTTTTCACCTTCCTGAATCATAGGATACTTATTTTGCAATTTCATTTTCTTGATAAGGTGATTATATAAAATAGCACCACGAACCTGAATAGGAGTTCCCTTCTTATATAAATCAGCAGAACTTCTATACTTATCCAAATTATTCAAGGATCGTGGGAAAGAAATATTTGCAATTTCTTGTCTTTTAGTTTCCTTTTTAACTGTCTCAATAAAATTAATCAATTCATCATTTGTATTATTGATAGTAATAGTAAATGCTTTCTTCAATTTATCTCGAAAGAAAGATGGGGTTGAAGATCTTGCAGTCTCCAGTCCCATAATTTTTAGTTTTGGTTCATCATAACGAACACCCTCACTATCCCAGACATTTAGAATGTATCGTTTCTTAGCAGTCCAGATTCCACGATCAGCAATATTCTCCCGTTTCATCTGCATCTTTTGGTCATATGCATTTACTTTGGTCGCCAATTCTTGGTAAGAACTTTCAATATACTTTTCAAGTTCCATCTGACAGATCTTGTCAAGGAAATCAACAATCTTTTCATCAGACGCCTTTCTCCCGGCGTATATACTTTCAACAACAGGACCCATATTGAGATAGATACTATCAGTATCAGAAGCAATAACATAATCTACGTCATTTGTTTTTAATAGTCTATTTAGATAAGTATTCATCTTATTCTCAATCCACCTGATAGAAACTTGACCAGACAAAGTAATTGCTTCTGCATTTGCAATTCGAAAATACCTGAAGTATTCATTACCAATAGCACCATAAGCAGAGTTCAAAGAGATCTTCTTTGCCATCTGGATATTATTGCAACGAGAAATCTCTTTCGTCAGTTCAATAGTAGGAGTTTTTTCATACTGTTGTTTTGCAGTAATCATTTTCTTTTTAAAGATAACCCGGTCGTTATACATCTTCCGCATAAGTTTTGGAAGAAACCCTTGAAAATCTTTACGATACTGAGCACCATTTGCACAAAGAGAATATCTCTCATCATACATAACTGGTTGTGAGAGAATCTTATCTACAGTCACACTTGGATGTTTTTCATCCATCAAAGTTTCTGGTGATATATTGTACTGCATAATAAGGTGAGGGTATAGAGAGTTAAGGTCAAAAGACACAACCCAATCATACTTTCCCGGAATAGGTTCCTTGACATATGCACCAGCAAAAGATTCATCTTTTCTATTAAAGGTTTTAGGAGGAACAACAATATTAGATTTCTTAAGATAATTAAAAATAATATTGTCCCAAGTTTTTACTTGAGAATACACATCCTCATAGTTTTGTTTTGCATCATATGCCATCGTCAAACATAATTCGATCAGTTTCATTTTGTCTTCCATACGGTCAACAAGTTCTACGTCAACAATGTTATATTCAACAAATTTTTGCCAATTTCCTGTATAGAAAGCTTTAAAGTTTTCATATTCACTATGATCAAGTTTCTTCTGACCTAATTCCACAAACGCAATATGGTCTAGACGATAAGACTCTTGATTAGAATAAGTAAATTTTTTATAAAGATCTAGATAATCTAGACAAGAAACACCACCAAGGTCATAAGCAATCTGTTTACGTCCTTGTACTACAAACTCACGATAATTAATTAGATTCCATGGAGACAATGAACGCATATGTTTTTCAGTTAAAACACGTTCAATTCGACGACAGATATATGGAATATCATATAGATACACATTCCAGCCTGTAATAATATCTGGAGTGTTTTGAATCCAGTAGTCAAGAAATTTTTCTAATAAATCTTTCTCCCCATGACAATAAACAAACTCAACATCTTCACGATTATTTTCAAATTCACGAGTACCCCACACAATTAATTTTTTGGTATTAAGATTCTTAATAGTAAGACACAAAAGTGATTCGGATGCAGATTCAACATCAGGAAATCCATTTTCACATTCCACCTCAATATCCAATGTAAGGATATTCATTTTAGACATATCAAATTTGATTTCATCTTGAGGATACTTATCAGCAATATACTGATACAAGAATCTCTCGTAACCATATACACCAAAGTTCTGTACATCAGAATATTTTTTTATAAAATCTCTTGCTTCTCTTGACCCACCAAACTTAATAGGTTTTACATATTTTTCATCTAAGGTTTTGAAATTTGTTTGTTTTTGAGAAGGAACAAATAATATAGGAGAAAAACTATCTCGATATAACACACGTTCACCGTTCTCATATCCACGATATAAAATTGTATCTGCAACTAGTTGAACGTTGGTGTAAAAATTCATGAATTGATAGTCTTGTTATAAAGTTCTGTGATTGTGTCTGTTGGTTCCGACATTGTAATTATACGATTAGAATAAATCAATACTGATACTTCATCTGTGTACTTGGGCCACTTAATTAACTCTGTGTCATTTACAACTTCTCTACAATTTTTCATATAACATGAAGGTTCTTCATCTAGTTCTTCTACATCCGCGACAATAATTTTACCATTGATTAGTTCAATTACATTTAAGTTCATAACAGTCCCTGAGTTTCATCCATCATACCACAAAAAAAGAGGGGCGTCAACTGGATTTTGCCAGTTGCCCCTCTGCGGCGACGATATTCAATTCTATTTATTCAATATTATACACCTTTCGTTTCTGATGATCGGGAATGATTCTCTGCAATTCTACCACAAGAAGTCCGTTATTGAAACTGACTGTGCCAACTTCGACATCATCACTCAGGTTGAATCCCCTAGCAAATGTACGTGACGACAATCCACGATGCACATATTCTTCTTCACCATCATTCTTAGATGCAACAGATTTGACTAGGAGTACATTTGACTCAGTAGTAACTTCCACCTCATCTGGTGACCATCCAGCAAGTGCAATTTCAATACGCCATTTAATATTTGATTCTTTGATGATATTGTATGGAGGATATTGTCCACCAGGATGATTCGATCCATATGAATGCAATCGATAGAAAATATCATCTAGTCCGACACTGTATCTATTTGCAGCATCAACAATTTTATCAACATCTTTCGATGTCCATCTAGTAAGGTCCATGTAACTTCTCCTTATAAAGCGAGATTGTATTGTGTGGTCCCCGAAGGCAACCAAATTTATTTATTAAAAAACATAAAAAATGGTACAGTGCGAAACCCGTACCATTATTTGGTATTTTCCGAATGTAGAGTGTGCCGCACGAAAGACACATTAATATTTAGTTGACTATATAGCTATAGTGGTCTATAATGACCATACGTTCATCCCACTCTTGGGTGGGACGCAAGTAAGTCGCGGAACGGAGGCGTTCATCCCATGTTAGAACTATTATTCTATTCATCACTCACATGCGCTCAAGCCGACGCAATTATGCTAAGGATGAAAGCAAACGAGAATATCTCCGACGCTTTTAAAGTTGAGTTGATAGAGACCGTAAAGGAATCTGTACCTGAGTGTTTCTGGGACGCACACGACTGAAGGAACGGGGATTAAAACCCTCTACTACTTTAGGAGTAACAACATGAACACACTAAACATGATCAAGAAGCAGATCAACAAAGCATCTGCTCTTCACGACGCACAGATTAATCACACATCATATCGTGGTGTTGAGTATTCGACACGTTGTGTAGAATCAAAGGAAACCCATGGCACATTCTGCTATCGTGGGAAGACCTACATCAAGTAATGATTTTTCTAGAGAGGTTACGTAACCTCTCTTTTTTTGTAGTTATGTAAAAAATACATATATGTACATGACTATACATAAACTAGCCTAGATAATGTAGATATGAGGTTTTTATGGGTAATAAAATTTCCAGTAACCAATTAGCTGAATGGGGTCGTGTCAGTGAAACTTTAGATCAATTTAAAGATGATATAGATTTAGTTAACGATTATTTTGATTGTATTATAGAGTGTGAAGAAAAGCAAACAATTTGTAAAAAGATTTGCAAAAATTTATTATAAAAAAATCAATAAAAAATCCCTGTAGAGAAACTAATTCTCCAGGGATTTTTTTATATCTTGATAACATTTATACAATTTAAGAGTCTGACTTTTTCTTACCAATATTATATTTACTTTCTAACGTCCACTCTCCTTTATCTTTATAAGAAAGAACTTTAATT